CTTATTCAAAATGTTCATGGATAAAAATAACGAATTTGGATCAAAATTTATAAGCCCAAATCTACGAAGGTTTCTCAAAAATGACAGCTTATCATATCTTTTCTCATTGATCTCTAAGCTTCCTTCAATCTGTTGTATTTGCGTTGCTGCAAGATTAGAAATATCAAGACGCATAAGTTTTAAATTACGCTTAATGATATCCTTGCCATCAATTATATCTTGATAGACGCGTGCCTTCGACGTTTCTTGCAGTTGTTCACATTCTGTAAATAGGAACTCAAGCGCCACCTGTTCTTCAGTCTGTAGGGCGACGAATCTTTTTGCCATTGTCTTTAACCCCACACCCTTGATACCACCAATATTATCGCTAGAGTCTCCAACACAGGCTCTAGTTAGTACAACATTATTTGGATGTACGTACAATTTTTCAAGAACATCCGTAACAGTTATCCTTTTTTTTTGCCCTGGTGACCAAATTGTTACCCTATCATCAACCAATTGGTAAAAATCTTTATCGCTCGATACTATCATGATCTCATTATTTTTGAATTTATATCTCGCGCAGTAGCCTATTACATCGTCTGCTTCGCAGTCTTTAATATAATGCTGGTACACAGGAAGGTTTCTCATACTCTTTGTTAGGAATGCAACCTGGCCAATTCTGTTTGAAGGTGTATCTGGTATGTCATCTTCGTAATACCTGTTAAACTTTTGAGGTTTCCTACCTCGCTTGTAGTCCTTGTATATCGCTCTACGCCGGAGGCTTCCGCCACCCTCCCAAAATATGTGTACCTGCTTAGGACTAAATTGTCCGCATAAATTTCCGATACCGCGTAGAAAACCGACAACGCCTCCGGCAGGATCGCCGTTATTCGTCATTGTAGGATTCGCTACATAGTGACGCATAAACATGTTTAGACCGTCAACTAACAAAATCATCTTTATTCCGGTGGCACGAAGTCGTCTTCCATTTCCATTGATAATGCACGGATCTCTTCATAAGATTCTGTGTCAATATTCATCTCTGGTCTACGAATATACGTCTCCTCAATCAGTCGGTCCAAGTATGGCTTACACTCTGGGTCTTTTAGAACATCACAAAAATCTGCTTTATAGAATTTCTTTTCGATAATCGTCTTTCCTTTCTTATCGACAACAGAAAAACATTTCCATGCGCTGGTACCGTCGACCGATATTGTTTTGCCGTTATGTTCCAATGGGTCAGCTTTTCTCAATTCATCAAAGAGTTCTTCATGTTCGACGATGCCTTTGCCAAAGTGGATTTGAAACTTGACAGTCCTGAATGGCGGGGCAACTTTGTTCTTAATCGTCTTTGCGCTAACGTTAATCCCAATTACTTCTTTATTTGAATTCTCAATAGGCTTGCCTGCACCAAGCTTAACACGAACTGATGAATGGAATGGAATTGCCTTTCCTCCAGGTGTAGTCGTAGGATCACCATACATCACGCCAATCTTCATGCGAATCTGGTTAAGGCACACAAATAATACTTTTTGATTTGCAATGATGCCATTAATTTTGCGCATTCCTTTCGAGATTGCTCGAGCCTGTAAGCCGATCGATTCCTTATCATAGTCGCCCATCAGCTCTGCCTTTGGGGAACTTGCAGCGACTGAATCCCAGATAATCGTGATAGGGACATCTTTTTCCATTGCTCTGGCCTTCATGATAGTTGCCTCGGTAATGGATAACACTTCTTCAGTACAATGGGTATCAACATATACAAAGCGCTGCTTGATATTCACACCTAATAATTGAAGATTATCTACGCTTGTTGCATTCTCAGTGTCAATATACACAACAATACCACCCATATCTTGTGTACTTCTTGCAACCTGAATTGCAATATGTGACTTTCCGATGGACGGGGGGCCAAAGATCTCGACTATACGACCCTCAGGAAAGCCTCCGTCTGGTCGATTTGAGATGATTGCATCTAGCTGCCTAGAACCTGTGCCAATCCATCGATTAACATGTGTTGGAGAATCATCTGTAGATAGATTATATGCAACACGTGTGCCACACTCTTTGTTTAATTGCTGAATCAAATCAGCTGTAAAATCATTTTCTGTTTTGTTTTTTGCCATCTTTACCCTCATATAAAAATACAGCGTAATTACACGCTGTTCATTAAAGAGTCAAGATAATCTTAGAAGCTAATAATCTGCTTCGGCCTCTGCCTCTATCTGCTCTTCTGTTTTTCGCCTTACTGATTCCAGCATAATCTTAGCAGGAATCATTCCGCTAACAAAAAACCCAGTATATTGATTATGGTCCTTTTCTAAAGTGCAAAAATAAAATGCTTCGTCATCCGATACATTTATATCACACCCCCAGCATATACCATAATGGCCGATAAAAATATCTTCTGCATCTGTATAAAACGTTTCTCCGCACGTCTCATTTAAGACATTTTGCAGTAATTGCCTTTCGTTAAAATAAAGCCCATACTCGATAATGCCAAGTAAAATTGTCATCATAACAGGCAAGAGCAGCGCAAACTCAATAGCAGCTGCTCCTCTTCTATTTTTCTTAAGTTTTGTCATTGTACAAACCGATGCGAGGAGGAAATCCCTCCTCGCATAATTATCTCTTTGCTTCTAAAAGTTCTTAAGATCTGAAAAGGCATCATCCAGATCCTTATACTTTGTAGCCGGTATGGACACTGATGCACTTTCGCTAGAGGGTGTCGGTGAAGGCTTATTGTTGGTGCTTCCGAATGTGTTCTCTGTTGGTGCGCCGTCACTCAGCCAGTCATTAATAATCTTTTCAAGCTCGCTATATGACTTGCAACTGTACATTTCATCTAGATCAGGAGTGTTGTCTAACCACTCTTTTGCTTTCGCAGAATCTTCTGATAAAGGGGTCGACTTTGGCCGAGGGCGAACTGATGTCATTGCCCACTTACGACCTGGTTGTTTTACACACTCAACCTTAACGTCACGTCCCTCAAGCGGATCGGTAATATCACCATAATCCTCATCAAGCATGATGTTAAGTAGATCCGTATGAACTGTCTTGCCAAAAGACCAAAGCCTAATACCTTTCTCTTCCTCGCCACGAACTACAACAAGAGCATAGCTTCGCATTTTAGGATAGAGCTTTTTGGCCAGCTCGTATGAATCTTTTTGGGTGGCTGAATTATCAGCACGCAACTTATTAATTAACTCCTGGACTGGATCGGATTCACCAAACTGATGAGGGGATAGAAGTCCTGGGTTGTTCCCGACGTTATAATAGAACCAGCGTTCCTTAAAAGGCTGGCCATCATTGTCGGGGAATGAAATAAGTCTAACAGATGCCGTCTCGCCTTCTTCAGGGCGCCACATCATATTCCTGCGACTGTTGTTTCCGTTTAGCTGGTTCAGCTTCTTTCTAATTGCGTCAAAGTCAATTGCCATCTTTTAATCTCCTAATGATTAATCTTTAAAGTAGTCTAGGCTTAATGCCTAAGCAAATATAATATAAAATTGTTAAATGTTCAGTTCTTTTTTTTCTTTTTATGCTTACGCATGTTGGGGTAAGTTGGGCCGGTTCCAAGAGGTGTTGTAACACCTGCTACACCACCAGCGCTAACTTCTTTTTGCTCATCCTCTTTATACTCTTCGTCCTCATCAATGAGTCTTTCACGAGTACATGTCAAGATAGCATTAACAAATTTTCTGATCAATAGATTGTTGTTGTTTTTATTATTCATATGCTTTATAATTAGGCTCTTAGACCTGAATCATGAATAGAAAGTGAGCGTGTAACCGCATGTTTTGCATGCTGAATAATCATTGCTAGCTCAGGTTCGCCATGAACGTACCATCTGTTCTCTTCAAAATGAAAGCCTTGCGCTAGCTGAATTCCCAGCCACTCTTTTTGATCCAACTTAATTCCAAAATGTTGCAAAAGGTAAAGCGTGCGGTGAGAAATAGTCATCTTTTGCAGGCCTTTAAGGTCATTAAGCTTATAATGAGCCCCTTGCTTCTCCCTATGCCAATCGCTATCTTGGACCACAAAATGGTCGTGACGTAAATCACCAACCTTGCCTAAGTCATGAAGCAAAGCAATCTTGACCACGCTTCGCTTAGATGGACCAAATTGCATATCATATGTCTCGATAAGACGTGCTGCTTTAGACGCAGTTTGCATTGCTAGATTAATCATCCCGCCAGCATAACAGCCAGGTTCATGAATATAACGGCCGGCCGGTGTTAAGATGAGACGCTCGCCAAGTTCATCCAACATCATCTCTACATTGTCATAACAATCCTCACCATCAAATGTAGATAGTAATAGGCTGCTGTACTTGCCCCATAGCTCTTCTATTTCCATATTCACCCCTATAACCCTATCATAACGATAATGTTAGAAGTTTACACGGCTTCTTCCTTTTTGCCAGCAGGTTTTACCGGCCCGGACCAGCTTGGCTTTCCGCCGTTTGTTGGATAGACTAGCGCATAACCTGCAACATGCTGAACGCGTAGGTCATCAGCTGTGCGAAGTGCGCCAACAGCAATCGCATTAATTAATAAAATCCTCATATATTGTGTGCCGTTTTTAGGATCCAACTGTTTAAAAGCGATGAGGGCACCTTTCTTTCCCTTATCGTCTTGAACCATTGTTAGATCACCGTACGCAGTCTTGATTGTTTCGTTGCGCTTTACTGCATTAATCAAATTGTAGACTGCATCAGCTGCTGTTTCACCTGTAAAACTTGTCTTGACACCCAGCTTTTTAAAAACCTCTTTAGGATCTGCTAGTCTTAGATCCTTCCTAGGTGCACCTCGAAAACTCGAAACAATCGTATTAGGAATGCTTGGGATACTTATTTTTTTATCTTCTTGTTCAAAAAGCATGTTATAAATTTCATTTTTAGCTACATTTAACACTGATTTTCTCCACCGTAACAGGAAAGTCTATCATCTTATCATTAAAGTTGATTTTAATTCCATCACTAAATATCTTCTTGGCGTTGCTTGAAACCTTGCTAGATACATCGCATATGATCTCATCATGAATTAAGAATAATGGACGGCACTCACCGGCAGCCTTAAGCCTTGATATCACCTCTTGAAATCCTAACATCGCAGCGTCTACAGCAGTGCTTTGGATGAATGCATTGAAGGTGTTTTCACGACTGCTAGGGAAGATAGGTCGACCAAAATAATTTCTCAACTCGCTTTCAGGAATAGACAAAAGTCGCTTTGTCGTTTCATCAACTGA